TTTCGCTTGGGAACGTGAGCTTAGTCCTGCTCTCTCCTGATTAGCTGTGTGTATATCACCAGAGACAACGATCTCTGTATACTCTGGATCGTCCATGTAGTGGCATAGCATTCTTAGTTCAATGGAACTGGCATCTATACCCACAAGGTTCTGTTTCTTAGCGTTACCCGGGACCCATAACCTTCTGCACTCTGGTCCGTAGGGAGAGTAGACAGCTGGCACCTGCGCCATGTTAGGTGAGGCGTGCGCCATTCTCCCCGTGATGGTACGTAGGGTCATCACGCTCCCGTGTACCCTACCCGTGTCAGGGTGTATGGCATCTAGCCAAGAGCTTACCTGTGCGATGCGCTTCTGTAGCATCATGTACCGTGCCACCATCTTAGCCTCTGGCATGTCAATCTCAGAGAGGATACTCTCATCTACCACCACATTACCTAGATCTGTTTTCTTCTCAGGTACCCAGCCTTTCTCCATCAACCTCTCTGCCACCTGCTTACGTGACCCCGGGTTGAAAGGGATATACTTGGTCTTGGTCTTGAGGTGTACCTCAGTGGGTGGGAAAGTTTCCTGCATCTCCTCCTTGATAGAGTTGAGTTCATCTGTCAACTCAGCCACCAGCATACAGGCGTTCTCTTCATCTAGCTTAAAGCCTGTCAGTTCCTGCTCAGATAGGATGGACCGGACACGGTGCTCCAATTGAATACACCCCGTAGAAAAGCTGGCAAGTTCCTTCTTCACCTGCTTGTATATCTTGGCGCATATTCTGGTGTCCTGCATACAGTACTCGCCCATCTCATCAGAGTACCCTTGATAAAACTTCTCAGGATCAATGTCTATTTTAGGGTAGTTAAAACGCCTTCCCCATGCCTCAATGGAATGGCCACCGTCCCTGACTGGGTTGGCAAGTTGGGAGAGTACCATTGTGTCGAGCAGTTGATTCGGCTGAAAATGAATATTCCAAAGAAGATTAAGTATACGAAAGTCAAAGTGAATAGCATAGTGGCCAATAACTTTATCCGCTTGTGTTGCATAGTCTGCAAAGCTATCTCTTTCTCCCTCTTGGAAAAGTCTATGGGTTTCAGTTTGAGTGCCATCCTTGTTCTCCTCTATCAGTGCTGTACCCACACACCATATGCGGGAGGGGTTAAACCCATCTGTCTCTATGTCTAGGAACAGTCTCTTCATCACAGTACCTCGTCAAAATCCTCTGCTTCTGTCTCTGCATCTTCAACGTCCGTATCTGTATCAGGATCATCCA